CAAGCCGGCAATAAAACTTTTTACTTGTTGCTGCAGTCATGGAATTGTACAATCTTAAACGAGGTGATAAAGTTTTATTGCCGGCTTGTACTTGGATGACAAATGTTGCACCGATAATTCAGCTAGGTCTCAAGCCAGTATTTTGCGATATTAATATAACTAATTTTAGTTTCGATATTGCAGAAGTAAAAAAGCTTGCTAAGAAACATGATATAAAGATGGTTTTTGTTACTCATCTACTTGGCTTCTCCGCAAACAATGAGGCATTGCAAGAAATATTCCCGAATGCTATTATCATAGATGACATATGTGAATCGCATGGTTGTACTAGTAATGATGGCTCTAAAAGAGGATCTAATAGTATAGGAGCAACCTTCAGCTTTTATTTTGGACATCATATGTCTACGATTGAAGGTGGTATGATATCTACAAACAATACTGATCTATATGATTTAATGAAAATAAAACGCAGTCATGGAATGGCAAGAGAGTCTATCAGATTTGGCGATTATGCTGAATTACATCCTGAGATAGATAAGCAATTCTTGTTTGTTACAGATGGATACAATTTTAGAAATCATGAAATCTGTGCAGTACTCGGATTGTCGCAACTCAAGCGCTTAGATAATATGATTAAAATTAGGAATAGAAATCATTCTAAATTTACTAGAATCATTGACAATTATCCTCATCTCTTTTATAATATTAAAGACTCGGTGACGAATAGTAGTTTTTGCTTGCCCTTCATTTGCAAGTCTAAAGAAATAATGTTGGCAATGAAAGAAACATTCACTAAGAATGGTATTGAATACAGACCAGTTGTTGCTGGTAATTTGTTAGCTCAGCCATTCTTAAAAGATTACGAAATTGACACGGATAAAAAAGAGACAAATGCTGCCCTAGTACATACACAAGGTGTATATGTAGGCAACAATCATTTTGTCAATGATATTGATATGGAATTTTTAAAACAAGTTGTGGAGGAAATAGATGCCAAATTTAGGTAATAGTATTGAGGCGGTCATTGAACAGACTGTTAAACGTGTTTTGGATGAAGGCGATCTTCCCGATTCTACATATGTTGAAACTGATAACCTCGGTGAGGTAATCGAAAAGCTAGCAATTATCCATATTCGTATGTGGATGTTGGAAGATGCTATTCAAGCAGCAAAGTCTGATGCAGAGATTGCAGAATTGAAACGCAAATGCGATATTTGTTTTAAAGTAAAGCGCCCTCGATATGTCCAAGCAATTAATCTAATGGTAGACACTGCCATTAAACAAAACAGATCACTTGTAGAAGATTCTGTTAAACTATATAAAGGTATTGATACCAATGAATAAAATTGTATTCTTCAATCACTATCATCGTGGTGATCTATTAACACACAAAGAATTTATTCGTCAACTTAAAAGTGAACTTCCTAATGTTACTTTTGAATATAAACACTTTAATCATCCCAAGTTGACTAGAGATTTAGATGTACCATTGGTGGGAGATCCGAAGGACTTAGATCATAAGACCCCATTTTATCAAGACGGTGATACATTGTATGTTAATACATGGATAGGATGCTTCTGGGATATATTCTGTGAGCATGGCGGAATTAATATGAATTCTCTCTATCACCAATGGGAAAAAATATTTGCTCAAATAAATGCAGTGTTTAATGTTGACATTGGTATGTATGAAGATAAAGAAGAATATCTACCATCTATAGACTTTTCAAGATTTGATGTATCTAGCATTAATGAGTTCTTGTCCAGTAACACTAATAAAAATATTCTTATTTGTAATGGACCTCCTCAATCGGGACAATCGTTTGCGGATAATATGCAACAATTCTTAGAGCCACTTGCACAAAAATATACAAATATTAATTTTATCTGTACTACTAAATTTGAGACTTCGATTCAAAATATTTTATTTACAGATGATATTATTGTAGATAATGAAGTTGCAGAGTCGCGTGCTCCTTGGGAAACTCGTCAGAAGAATAATTGCGATCTACAAGAAATTTCATACTTGAGTGAAAAGGTTGATGCTATTGTAGGTAAGAATTCAGGTCCCTTTGTTTTCTGTGAAACAAAGAACAACTATATGAATCCTGATAAGAAGTTTTTGTCATTCAATGTTAGTTGGGGTCCTGCATTTCAGACGGGTCAGAGCAGACCAACAGAAACAATGTCTAATAGTTTAGCATATAAATGCCAATATGATATTGTTTCTATTAGCGATATCAATACTCTAACAGATACAGATAAAAGTAATATTAGTAATTCTTTAGATAAACTTGCGGCAAGCCTATGAGAAAACTTAAACTAGGGTTTACTGATACCCATGACCATTTAGCACAATTCTTCAGTTCTATTCTAGCCAATAGATTTGATGTTGAGATTGATAATGAAAATCCTGAGTATTTGATCTTCGGTGATGAAAACTTTGGAACAAATAATAAAAAATTTAATAGATCCGACGTTGTTAAGATTTTCTATACAGGCGAGAACCGCAGACCAGAAAATTATGACTGCGATTATGCTATTACATTTGACCACAATTTTAATAATTGGCATTATCGTTTACCTTTGTATGTAATCTATCAATGGTCTTTAGAACAAATACACAAGACAAAGTATAGTTACTATCATCTATTAGGTGATAGTGAGCCTCAGGAAAAAACGGATTTCGCTTCTTTTGTAGTATCAAATGGTAATTGTAAAGAGCGTAATGAATTTTTTGAAAAGCTATCTGCGTATAAAAAGGTAGATAGCGGTGGTAGATTGTTTAACAATATTCAAGCAGATCTTAGTGGAGAAGAAGCAAAGATTGATTTCTTGGCTAAGAGAAAATTTAATATTTGTTTTGAATCTGGTTCTTATCCTGGATATACGACAGAGAAAATACTCCATGCTTTTTACGCGAAAACTATCCCTATTTACTGGGGAAGCCCTACTGTTGCTACAGACTTTAATCCTTCCGCATTTATTAATGTACACGACTTTAATAGTTTCGATGATGCGATAGAATATGTAAAGCAAGTAGATAGTGACGATGAGCTATACAATAAAATTGTAAATTCCACTCCGCTTGCAGGAAATGTTCCTAGAGATTATATGTTATTGAACAATTTTTTAAATTGGTTTGATGCTGTTGTTTACAATAAGATTGACCGCAACGAATGAAAATAATAACGATAATTTTTAATTGGCGCGGACAATATGAAAAGACTATCGAAAAAGTAAAACAACTTAGAGATATAGGAGTTGAACCAATCGTAATTAATAGTGACGATGAGCACAGAGATCATGATTGGCACAACATCGGGGAAGATAGTTATTTCAATGCCCAATTTATAAAAGCAATTGAGCTATTTTATAAGTTTGAGGGTGATGTATTATTTCATATTCAAGCAGACGCTTCCTACGATAATTGGGAACAGATATACGAGGATGCTGAGAAGTATTATGAATTAACTGACTGGGGAGTGTATGCTCCTAATGTAGATTATACATGGTATGATTCTATTAGATCAGATGTTACTACATTAGAATTTCCTATAGACAAATTAAAGATTGTAGCAAACACAGATTGTACCTGCTGGTTTATACATAAAGATATTCTCGATGAATATAAGTCTCGCAAAATAGATATGACTGGATATAAAATGGGATGGGGTTGGGATATTATTTTCCCAGCTATTTCTTTTATTAACAAGCGCCCTGTTATACGAGATTACAATCACACTATACAACATCCTAGAGGAACGAATTACGATACAAATAAAGCGGAACAAGAGATGTGGCATTTGTATAATAGTTTAGATCCAGAATTAAAGCAAGCATTTGGCTTTATTAAAGGCAACAAAGAATTACTAGCATCGTATTATAAATGAAGAAAATTATATCATTTAGTTTGTGGGGAGATAATCCTAAATATTGTGTGGGCGCTATTCGCAATGCACAATTAGCACAGAAACATTTTCCCGAATGGCAATGTAGATTTTATTGTGGTAGAGATGTTCCAGGAATATACATATCTGCTTTAAACGCCTTTAGCAATACTAGTATTTGGATAAGGCCGAAAGAGGATTTTACATTCGGAGCTTTCTGGAGATTTGACGCAATGGAACCTAACACCATTGTTCTGTCCCGAGATTGTGATTCAAGATTGTCTGCAAGAGAAAGACAAATTGCAGACGAATGGATCGTTTCAGATAGACGCTTATCTGTTGTGCGAGATCATATCAATCATTATGAGTTTCCTATCCTTGCAGGTATGTGGGGACTAAAAGGTGGATTGGATGAAGATATGAAAGCTCGTATGTCTAAGTATAATAAAAATCATGTATATCTAATGGATCAGTATTGGCTACGAGATGTTATTTGGCCAGCATTAGAATCCGATTCTACAATACATGGCATAAAAGAAACAATGTGGATGCGCAATTCTTATGAATCACTTGGGAAAGATTTCATAGGGCAGACATATGACTCTAACGATATTCCCGTATATGAATCATCGCTATCATGAAACAAACTATTGTAGTGCACCATCATACTGGCCTCGGAGACCATTTTATTTGTAATGGCTTAATTCACTCATTACGAGAACATTATTCTATTGACTTAATCTGTAAAAGACATTATAATAAAACAGTAAAGCATTTATATGAAGACTTCAAAGATGTGAATGTTGTTCCTGTTGATAATGAAATGGAAGATACGTTGAAACATATTCAAGAAACGAATCGACCATTAATGAGAGTCGGATTTGAAAATTGCGACTATGATAATTTTGAAGAGTCCTTTTATCTAACATCTGGGGTAGACCCAGATGCAGAATACGATAAATTTATACTTCCTGAGAGATTAGACAATTCTTCGAAATGGTATCACAGTCTAAAAGAAAAATTAGGTGAGGATTATATCTTTGTGCATGATGCTAGTACATACGGTACTTTTGATCTTAAAATAGATTCTAAATTACCTAGACATACTGCAGTTAAAGAAGATACTGACGATGTTTTGGATTATGTAGATGCTATCTGTTTTGCTAAAGAAGTTCATGTTATTAATAGTGGCCTAAACAATTTAGTATTTCAGTTATACTATAAGAATATGACAAAAGGTAAAATATTTTATCACAATGCAAGAAAGCTTAATCTTGGCGGAATACCAGTAAAGGTACCAGAAGGAATAGAGGTTATAGAATATGAGTAAGCGAGTAACAGTAATTACACCCACAACTGGTTCTAAGTATCTAAATCAAAATTTACAATCTGTTTCTGAGCAAACATATGATAATGTAGAACATCTAGTTGTTGTAGATGGTCCTCCGTATTATAAATCTGCAAATGATATTTTAGAAGGATATCAAGATAAAACTGTAATGTATTTACAGGAAAACACTGGCGCAGACCAATATAACGGGCATAGGATATATGGTTCGATGCCATACCTTGTTAATTCTGACTATGTAATGTTTTTAGATGAAGATAATTACATAGATAAAAAGCATATAGAAACTTTAGTTAAAGTATGCGAGACTAGTACATGGGCGTATTCATTGCGAAAAATTGTAGATAAAGATAGCAATTATGTTTGTCTTGACGATTGTGAGAATTTAGGTAAATGGCCTACCTGCTTAAGCGATCAAGAACTTTTTGTAGATGTTGGTGCATATTTTTTACCAACAACAATTGCTATTCAAATATCTCCTCTTTGGTATCGTAGAGCCAGACATCCAGACGAACAACCTGAAGTAGATCGTATTATCATGCAGACGCTTTTAGCTTTTGGTTGGGACTATGATACAAATGGATTGTATACATTAAATTATAGGGTTGGTAATAGAGAAGATTCGGTTAAAGCTGACTTCTTTATATGGGGCAATAGCGTGATGGAAAAGAAATTTAAGGATGGATACCCATGGAGAAAGAAATAGCATACAAATATAATGAGGGAGAACTCTTAAAAGAGTTTAAAGAATATATCGACGCCACCTACGGCGAACACTATTCAATGAATAAATTTCAGGCAACCGAATTTATTATTGATAGCGGACATGGTGTCGGATTTACCGTTGGGAACGTAATGAAATATGCCCAAAGATACGGAAAGAAAGCCGGAAGGAATAGACAAGACATATTAAAGGTGTTACACTATAGCATGATGTTATTATATGTACACGACATTGAAACCAAGGAGATTAAATAATGCAAATTAGTAAAGAAACAATTGATATCCTAAAGAATTTTGCTGGGATCAACAGCAACATTCTTATCAGAAAGGGTAAAACCTTATCCACAATTAGCACGGCAAAAAACATTTTTGCTAAAGCAACAGTCGCAGAAGACTTCCCAGAAGAAGTTGCGATCTATGATTTGAATTCTTTGTTGGCATTGCTAACATTAATGGAAAATCAGAATGTTGAATTTGGTGAAAAGAGTTTGACAATTTCTAAAGACTCAGGTAAATTTGAATATTTCTATTCAAGCCCTACTGTTATTGTTGCGGCACCTACAAAGGATATTGAAGTAGATACACACTATGAGTTTAAGTTAACAGCAGAAGATGTTAACATGATTATGAAAGCCGCAGCTATTACAGGTGCTCCTACAATTACAATTGCTTGCAAGGGCGACGATGTTACTTTGACAATCGGTGATAAGAAAAATGATACAGCAAATACTTATAAGAAAGTTATCGGTAAATGCGAACATACATTTGATTGCCACATGGCAGTAGAAAACTTCAAGATCATTCCTGATGCTTATTCAGTAACAATCTCGAAAAAGAAAGCATTCCAATTTAAACACGCAACAAAGCCATTGGGTTATTTTATCGCAATGGAACCTGATTCGGTGGTGTAATATGCAAGAATCTTTTTATGTACCAAGACGTGAGTATATTGCTGTTCTTCGTAATGAAGTAGAAACATTAAAGCGTTTTTACTACAAGCCAAACGAAGAAGGCACAGGACACTTTAATACAACAATTGCTGTATTAGAACAACGTATTAACGAACTTAATACTGTCCCAGATGCAACGCCAGCTTGAAATACAATTCTTTTATCCTCTAACGGAGCAAATTCCGTTAGAGTTAGATTTTAAACTCTGTTTAGATTACGAAGAACGTAAGAGAAAAGAATCTTTATATACGGGTAATCGAATTGACTATTGGGGCAATGGTACAACTTTAATGTATACTACGACTGGTAGTATTGCTTCATCTTTTACTATTGATATGGATAAACTCCCAATAACTATTCAATCTAAGAACAGACCAAATATTATTAAGAGAATAATTTATTGGTCTTTAGGTATGAAGTGGAAAAAAAATTAATATTATGAGGTTATTATGGAATATCGTGAAAATGAATTTTTGTGGGTTGAAAAATATCGCCCTCGCAAATTAGAAGACTGTATCTTACCCGCAGACCAAAAGACCATCTTTCTAGAGATGTTGGCTAAAGGTGAGATTCAGAATATGTTATTATGCGGCGGCGCAGGTATGGGCAAGACCACCGTTGCCCGAGCATTGTGTGAAGAACTACAAACAGATTATATTGTAATTAACGGGTCGGAAGAATCTGGTATTGATGTTCTTCGTACAAAGATTAAACAGTTTGCATCTACTGTATCATTCAGTGGCAAGGCAAAGGTTGTAATTTTAGACGAGGCTGATTATCTTAATCCAAACTCCACACAACCTGCACTAAGAGCATTTATAGAAGAGTTTTCAAATAACTGTAGATTCATTCTTACTTGTAACTTTAAGAATAGAATTATTCCTCCATTGCATTCTCGATGCGCTGTTATCGAATTTAAATTACCTAAAGCAGATAGACCAAAGATTGCGGCAGCATTCTTCAAGCGTGTTACTGAGATTATGTCAATCGAAAAGATTGAGGCAGATGGTAAAGTAATTGCAAAGGTTATCGAGAAACATTTCCCCGATTATCGGCGTGTCTTGAATGAGCTACAAAGATATTCAGCTTCGGGTAAAATTGACGAAGGCATCTTTGTTAATTTAGGTGAGTCTAATATGCAAGAACTAATCGCTTGTCTAAAAGATGGCGATTGGAAAAAGATGAGAACTTGGGTTGTTAATAATATTGATAATGATCCTGGAACAATCTTTAGAAAATTGTATGATACACTAACCGATCATGTTAAGCAAGTGCCGCAATTGGTTTTGCTATTGGCAGATTATCAATATAAATCTGCATTCTGCGCTGACCAAGAGATTAATCTAGTTGCTTGTTTAACTGAGATTATGGCGGCGGTAGAATTTAAATGATAGATATTTTTCAACCTACTATACAATGGATCAAAGATGACTTCGCTTCTAACAGATTTCGCTTTCTTATTGAGTGCTGTGCTTGGGCTATCAGTGTTGGCTGTTCTATCACGATGGCAACAACCGTCCCTAATCCCCCTCTTATTATATTATACCCTATCTGGATTAGTGGTTGTGCTATGTATGCTTGGGCTAGTTGGACTAGGAAATCATTTGGCATGCTTGCTAACTACATCCTGCTTACTACCATAGACACAATTGGTTTGATAAGGATGTTGGCATGAGTTTATTTGGAGAACCCGTAAAGAAAATTGAAGAGGTTCCTTATAAAGCACCAGCAATATCACCTTTCGATTTTATCAACGCAATACATCATAGTAAGGATAATCTAATAGTCGACGATTGGTCGGAGAAACAGTATAATCCATATATCATAAACAAAGGTTTGTCGTATGGACACGATACAGTAATCCCCGCCAATGAGATGAACTCGCGTCCGCATCTGGACAAAATACTACAATTTCATTTTCTTATAAATATCATTAGGCCTAAAAAAAGATTTAATAAATGGATCAAGGCTGAGAAAATCGATGATTTGGAGGTTGTCAAAGAATACTATGGTTATAGCACAGAAAAAGCTAAACAAGTACTCCCACTCTTAAATGATTCGATCTTAGATGAGATGAAAAAAAGAATAACAAAAGGTGGTAAGAATGAGTACTGATCTAATCAACATTAATTTCCCGGGATATAATCCGCTGGAAGTTGTGCTCTCCGAACCGGATGATTTTTTAAAAGTACGTGAAACTCTAACAAGAATTGGTGTGGCTTCTCGCAAGGATAAAACACTATTTCAATCATGCCATATACTACATAAACAAGGCAGATATTTCATTGTCCATTTTAAAGAATTATTTGCGCTGGACGGCAAATCTGCAGATCTATCTGATAATGATCTGCAACGAAGAAACACGATTGCTAAGTTATTAGTAGATTGGGGTTTGGTTAAAATTAACAATCCTCAGAATTTTATTGATTATGCCCCACTTTCACAAATCAAAGTAATTTCCCACAAGGAAAAAGATGAGTGGAAATTGGAAACAAAGTATAATATCGGTAAGAAAAAACCTATAACTAGTAATAAATAATTATATCCCAGGGATGGGAAGCAAGGCGGAGGTAACCTTGTAAAAAACCTTCACCAACGCTATGCCTTCGGGGTAGCATTATTAACTCGCTTAATTAAGGAGCACAAAATGACACAATTCGTAAACACCGCCATCGACACTATTGCTGGCGCAAAGAAAACTTTCGTTACTACATTCGTACCTAACGAAGAATTAAGAAAACCCCTAGACACTTATATTGACGCGCAAACAGATTTTGCTAAGAAGGTCGTTGCCGAAGTTAATAACTTCTTAACTACTATCAGCCTAGCAACATACTCTGTTGATGTTAAAAAAGCATTCGCAACTAAGTAATAGGAGTTTAACATGACATATTTTTTAAACAACCTACCTAAAGATTTCGACAAATTTTTTGTAGGATTTGACGATCAATTCAATCGCCTTTCAAAGATCCATGATGATCTAACGAAAGCAATTCCAAACTATCCTCCATACAATATCAAGAAAACAGGTGATAACACTTACGTTATCGAATTGGCGGTTGCTGGATTTGCTAAGCAGGATATTGAAATTGAATTGGCAGACGGCAAAATGATTATTAAAGGCAATGTAGAAAATACAGAAGCTGAAGATAATTTCTTGTTCAAAGGTATTGCAAACCGAGCTTTCACTCGTACCTTCGCTTTAGAAGATACTATAGAAGTTAAGGATGCAGCAATGATGAATGGCATGCTTAAGGTATTCTTAGAAAAGATTATTCCTGAGCATAAAAAGCCAAAGAAAATTGAAGTTAAAGATACAGAAGCAGAAACAAAATCTTCTAAAAAATCTAAAGCTCAGCTTTTAACAGAAGATCCTTTGAGTCGTGATCTATGAAGGATGGCTTAGATGCTCTGGAAGGAGTACAGGCACCTTCATTGAAAGACTTTTGGGTATGGGTAAAAAGAAATTTTACTACATCATATCAAGCTGAGGTTGAAGCGTATCTCTCAGATTCTACAGATCATGCAGACGTTGAAAGAAGAATGCGCATTTTACAAAGAAGAGGTATGATATGAAAAATTTATTTTTAAGTATTTTGGAAGCTATTCAAGCTATCAAAAAACATAGAACTGGACCCGGGTTAAAGGGTCGTTAGACACGGGGCTTAGGCCCCCTTTTTATTAGGAAATTAAAATGGCAATCAAAGTAGTTAAGTTAGTAACAGGTGAAGAAGTTGTAGGTGATATTACCGAAGATGGAAATACTATTACAATTCACAAACCATGTGCAGTTATGTTAGTTGCATCTAGATCTACTCCAGAACAGCATTCAATGGCACTTGTACCATATGCAGGGTACGTGGAGAACCACACAATCCATGTAAAGGAAAATGCGATTATTTGGTCAGGTGATTTACAAGAAGATGTATATAATCAATATAATATGTTATTCGGGTCAGGCATACAAATATTGTCTGGCAAGACCCCGAATGTCACTAAACTCAGTGTAGAAACAAACTAATTGTCTACTATATCCAGAGCCAAATTGCTTGGCTCATTAGTAATATTGCACCACTGCCTACCCATAGGCTAGCGGTGTACAATCGGTTATTGACTGCTAAAATACTTGCAGATAATAAAACGATTGCTATTTGAAATAATGATCCTGCGAATGTGTACCAAGGGCTTCTAGATTTTGCAACTGATCTTTCTGCTTCTAAAGCACGAGCCTTTGCAAATAATTCCTTTTTGCCTTCGCCTGTAGCAGGATCGCTTTCATATCGATCTATTTTTGCTTTTAGTTTATCCACTTTTGCTGTATCTTTACGAGCAATAGCATCGTCTAAAGATTGCTCAGCTAACGTTTGTTTTATACTTTTAGCTTGATAAAAAGCCCAAGTATTATTTGCATCAATTGTATTGTTTAATACCTTGCTACTGTTACCGCCACCCATGTAAGTATTAATTGCTAATAATGCAGCCAATACTACAATAACCCATCCTGCCTTATCTTTAATAAGAGCTTCTTTCTCAGAACGAGATAAAGGTTTAATTTCTGTTTTTACTTCTGTCATTTTCTTTCCTTTCATTTAGTTAATGACGTGACCACCATTTTAAAAAATATAACAATATTCCCATTGTTATAGTAAATGCTGCTATTAAAATTCCTAATACCCATGCGAGAGATTTGGATATGCTCATATCAAGAAGTAAATCCCAAATAGAAATATACTCTGATTCTTTTTCTTCTTCCATTTATCTTCCTATATATTTTTGAGGTTCGGCTTCTCTTCTTCTTTGTTCTTCGTTTTTCGGTATAAGGCCAGTGCCGTATTGAGGATATTTTTGTTGCCTATCATATGCTACCCACATAAATGTTCCTGCTAATGTAAATATTATTACTAAAATAAATACACCAAGTATTGCGTCTTCCTTAATTTTTTTAAGTTTAGCCGCTCTTCTCTTATCATGTATGGCTTGCTTTTGCATTTCAGTAATAATGAGCTTTTTCTGTTGCTCTCCCATTATTTTCATCATTTCATTTACCTCGGTCCACAATGCACCTAACTCGGGCGGACTTTGATATATCATTATTTCTTGTAATTCTGTGCCCATTTGTTCTAATTGTTTTCTCATTAGAACTCGTTGCAATGCTCTTTTACCTAAACTAGCATCGCCGGTGTAAACTTGAGTCTTACTGCGTTTTTCCTCTTCTTCAAAAATTGCGATACACTTATGTAAATTATCATAATATGCACCTAGATGTTCTCCAATTTCAGTATAGATTCCTGTGTGTTCTCCGGAATTAGCTTTCTTGTTTAATTCAATTATTTCGTTTTTTTGCTTAACGAAATTGTTACGTTGTTCAGATGTGGCTGGTTTTTCTGGAGGATGCAATTTTTTAAATTGCTCATCCATATCCTTGAGAACATCTTTAACTTCTCCAGCCGCGCCTTTTATGTCTTTGTAAAGTTTGCACCCAGCTTTAACTGCA